CTGATCGCACCCACTCCAACCCCAGGTCTGAACCCTTTTCTGGAGGGGTCCTATACTTGTGAGTATAGTTTCATAACATACTTACGCCCCTACGCAAAGCTGTTTTATCAGATTGCACATGTGAAGACGGAGGCGGTCGATTATACAGAATATAATCGCATGCTTTTAGTAATAACATGTCCATACCTAGAGGATTCTCAGTAATGAGATCCACCTGGTCCAGACCACCGTTTAAATCTCGCATGGTGCTTACAAATGGTTTCATATAATCTGATACTTTTGTTTCCAGAAGTAATGCAGAGAATGAACCAAGCATTGTAGCATCACGGAGTACCGCTGTCATAGGTTCGCTGAAAACGAAAGCATTCCATTTCTGGACTGCTAAGTTTATATGAGCAGATATTAATTTATGTGTTGCAGGTGCCAACATGGAACGCTGTTCACTCCTCCTCTGTGAAAATACTTTATTATCAAGCAACCCCCATGTGAGAGTATCTGATAACAATAATTCATTTCTGAATATCTTCTCTCTGAGAACTTGTGCTTCAGTGGCTCTGACATCCAACAAATTAAGGAAAACCTTAAATTGAGGAACAATTTCGAGATTAACGTTCCGGTCATACTCTGATAGAGAGTCGACCCCATGCATTGATTCTATCTGTCGAGAAAGTTCAGACCCAAAGTTGGAGAATTTTAAATCTTTGAGTACCCTCTCTATCTTGGACATAATTGCCCCTTTTGTCACGGTTTCCAAAAATTGACGGAAATCTGACAAAGGTGAGGGAATCAGTAAATGCCTGGCGAGGTTAATAAGACTCCCAGAACCGTAACTGTCCCGCTTAGCTTGAGCTAAGACAACGTAGTCTGTCGCCTTTAGTAAAAGTTTCTTTCGAAACCTACTTGGGAGACACATTACTGTGTTCATAAACAGATCGAAATAAGAAATTATCTTCGTTTTGGTAGAAGATGGCGGACCAAAAGGAATAAGAGTTGGAAGTCCGAACGCGTCTATTAACCCTTGTATAACTAAGTTATACCTGGAACCATCTTGAAAAGATGATAACGCAACTCCTGAGATATCATTGTGGTAGAATGTAAGTTTCTTAGCAAATTCATAAAACTTTTCAGATTTATGAGTCTTTTGCACAGAATAGCTTACCCCAAGGACATCAAGCAACTGCATGTATTTATCTGCAACGTCATCATTACTGATGACTAGGTCATCGCCTAACAGTATGTACTGATTGCTAATCGGTACTCCTGCCAATCGGTGGCTCACATAGACAAGAAAGTGATGAGCTATTGTGAAGCTAGGCCATGAAGAGTAGGCACCCATAGGGTTACCAACTTCATATTTAACTTTGCCACTTCTGGGTCTTGGTAGATCCATTGTGGATCCCCCTGATTTCTTAGGGAGATCAAAGTCGTATCCGACCATAATATCCTTCCAAGCCTTGATCTGAGACGTCGGAAATCTCCAACTTAATACCAACTCAATAATATCCAGTGGAAACCTATCCGTAGCATTGGAGAGGTCAACTGAATAGTAATGATTAGCTGGCTGGCTGAGAAACGTTCTTCCCTCATTTTGATTAAAAGTGAAGTCATTTTCTATCTTCCTTAAAATCCTAAACAACTCCTTATGGAGTGGTTTGAGGGCAGCCTGAGAAAAGTAATCCAAGATAGCGACTATTCGGGTCTTATCCTCTTTATCGGGGAAAAAGGCAAGCCTCCTAAACTTTGGTTTAGGGTTCTTACGTGGAATAAAAGTTCGTAAAAAGGGCAGATTAGATTTTAAGAGAAGGATTGAATCAGCAAGTTTATCACCTGCTAATTCTCGGATGGAATCTATGAGTGAAGCTGGCAAAGCTTCACAGTCGTCTAACGAGGTAAGAAGAGCATGACCGTTTGGTCCGCTCTTACTAGTAAAATGGAATTCAGCAAATTGGAGAACCTCCTTCGTTACCACAGGTCGTTCAAAACCTAAATGGCGCCAGAAATCCTTAACATAAAAGGAAAGAGCTGAGTTGACCATATGGGGCGAGAACTCCAGTGTGGAGGGCGCGGTGATGGGACCCAACTTGTAAACATTTCCAGCAGTAAGCCACCTTGTTGAAGTAAATAAGGAATTCAAGAGCCTGAGTTTCTCAGGATTGAAGGATTCTATTAAACTTCTCAGATGGGTTATTTCACTAGGGAGACCTTTTTCAGATCGTCCTTTGATTGTACCGGGAACTACCCCTGAAGACAAATAAGAATAGAAAGAGGTCCTATTTGCCTTATTCCACATGATACCTCGCTTGAGGCCATGTGTACTCAGAATGTGCCTCAACCTCACAATATACTTACGTAAGGATGTTACTTCTGAAGGTGATAATTTCTCATTTTCGAGAGTATCACCCAACCAATGCATCGAACGATAGAGGTAGGTTATGAATTTATCTACCATACGTTTCTCCTTAAGTTGGCGGCTGATACGATACTTGCCTTTTTTAGGTTGTTTTCG